AACATTACAAGAAACGGAAGTACAGGTGCAGTCTCGTTGAATGATTGGGCGGATCATCCGGTTATTAAGGCAAATAAGCCTTATATGGTAAAAGCAGATGGAACGCCGGACTACCGCCTCATGGAAACAGATTACACGAAGAAACTCGATGGAACCGCTTCTGATGTGTCCAACACATCCTATAATGGCGGAGCATTTTCTTGGTTTCCGAAGATTTACAAGTATGAAAAGATGAAAGGTAACGATCGTATCGTTTTGTTCTCCATGCAGGCGAGAGACGGTTACGAGCCTAATGGATTCATTGATCCTTCCAACAATGTGCTTGAAGGAGTGTGGCTGCCTATGTTCTATGGTTCCAGACTTGGAGCAGACGGATCCACACCTAAAATGGTAAGCCTTGCCGGATTGCAGCCTTCCTACAATACGACAGCGGCACAGGAGCGTACAGCATTGCAGAACTTCTCTGCAAGAGCGCAGTTCCTCGGCGGTCCAATCGTGGAGACAATCATTGACTTCCTGATTATGATCGCAGGAACCACAGACCTTCAGACAGCCTTCGGTAGAGGTAACTGTAGCGGATATGACGAGTCGCAGGCGCCTACATACGGCGTGAAGCAGAACGCCGTAGTTGGCGGCGGACAGTTTTATGGAACCGACGACGGTAAGAGCCTGAATAAAATCTTCCACAGTATCGTGCTGGGAAGTTATCAGCAGTGGATGAGAGATCCGTATGAGGTTGTTGTAAACGGACGTGTAAAGGTAAGTAAAAATTACACCTACGATTTAACAGGTGCTGCTTACAGTGATACCGGAATCAACGTACCGAATAATGCTACGTGGGACAGCAATCACAATGTCAGACAGTACCCGATGGAATACAGAACTGTTCCGGGATATGGTGCAGTACCTGCAGGAGATATGAACGGCGGAAGTACAGCAACCGGAGGTTGTGATATTCTTTATCGTAAAGATCCGACACAGACGTTTACGGGCGTCGCCCTT